TGCTTGAACTCCGCTAAGATAACCTGCAAGATTTTTATTAACAGGTCTGACATTTGAAAGGCAGAGCAATCTAGTTCTAGCGTTAGTCTCTGCGCTAAGTCCCCCTTTGTCCAAACGCGCAACACCGCTGGAGCGCACGTCGGACATATTGCTAATTTCCTCCACAGATAATCCACTGAGTTCTTCGATGACCACCAATTGCTTGTCACTGAGTGGGATTCTTCCCCAACGAAGCATAAACTGCCCGGAACCCATTTTGACTGCGCCTCCAACCAAACCGACGTAAGTGCAATTTTCTGCATTAATGATTGTTCCTGCATTGAATATCCTTTGTAATGTTTGAACTACTTTTGATTTACCTGTTTGTGTGTCTCCGATTGCAAGAGAGTTAAGCCAACCACGTTGTGTTTCTTTCTCGAAAGGAAAAGCGAAACCTATGGGACTAAGCCATGTTAGCAATGCGACAAGATGCCAATCAGGACGGTTGTAAATTTTAGAGTAATGTTTTGATACCGTATCTGCAAGAGACAACATCTTGTCATAAACTTCTTCCTCTTCACTCGGACGAAAAACTTGTAACGTTGCAAGATCATCTTCAGTGAAAGTGCGAGTCTCCATTGCACGCGAGATGGGAGTTGCATTAACAATAATGCCTATCGTCTCTTGCGTGCCCACTGCATTAGTTGGAACAACCTCAAGCTCGTAAGGGATATTAGCCTCAATACGACCACCCACATAATAACATCTCTGAGTAACATAAATAACATCTTTATCTACAGCCGCCATAGGTATGACTTCAACTTCAGTAACGTTAATGAAATCTTCTGCCTCAATCTGCGCTTCTTCTTGTCCGAGCAACTCCCTGAGAGTAACTTTGATTGACGTGTCAGACGCTTTAACAAACGAAAGTAAATGCCGACCAATCTCAAGCGAGTAAAATCTTTGTGCATCTTTCTTAATTTTAACTTTGAACTTCCACGGAATTGTATAAGTCAGGGTAGCTTTAGCTGCGACAATACCACGAGTCTTAACAACTAAGTTAAGCATATCTGTCCGTGAACCAAGAGAAGACAACTCTTGCAACTCTTCAGAAAATTTCTTAGGTAGTAAAGGCGTGAGCGTCTCTGAAAAAGAGAGAGGGTCAGGGATCGTAGCTGCTTTCTTTTTAACTGCCTCTGCTAACAATTCTAGCGGATTGCCTCCCGCAAGTAGCCAGTCTGCGAAGTCTTTATGATCTTCTGGGGGAGAAGTAATTTTGCATGACAGAGAAAACTTTTGTAACGATACAAGTTTTTTCTGCGCTGCGACTCGACCGGCATCATCATTCTGTGCAACGATAACCACATCGTAGCCTGTGAACAGTTCTGCCCATTCGTCTGGCCAAGACATTTCGCCAGCAGTTGCACAGACGCACTGCATACCAGATTGAATCCCAAGTATCGCCTCTTTTTCAGAGGCCATAACAAAAATAGGTTTACCTAGTGAATATTCTAAAAAGGATGACCAAGGAAATAAATCACAAGAACCGAATCCTTTGCGGTTGATAAGTTTCGGAATTTTTTGTCCCGAAGATTTTCTATGCGATGGAAGTAGATATTGCCGTTCGTTAACGACGTTGGCCCATCTGTCAAAGATGGGAATGACAAGACGCCGGAGGGTCTGGTTCCAACCCAACCTAAATTTCTTGACACTATCAATGCTGATACCTGTATCTTGTTCAAGAGTGCGAAGGAGGACGGTATTCCTACACAAAACACTATGCTGTTCATCGGTTTCACTAAAGGTAATGATTCGACGGATGAACTGATCATAGATTTGTAACGTTGCAAGTTCTTCTGAGATGTTGTTGGCTTTCGCCTCGAAGTGAATGATGTTGCCGATAGAGCATCCGCATGAATGACACCGTGCTCCTCCACCCTTTAAGCCTATGCTGCAACTCGGTTTCTTCTCGCTGTGAAAGGGACAGAGAACGTTTGGGCGGCTGGTTGGATTCCATTCTTTGAAACGAACTTGGTAGTAGTTATCGGGGAGAACCTGATCAAGAACAAATTGTTTTATTTCCATACGAAGAAAGGGGCGAGCACCAGTCACGTAGCGTTGCTCAGTCACGTCCCATTATCGCCTGCAATGGGCAGCAGTCGTATGCTTGCGAAACTTAGTCTTCGCTGACGCCTTGGAGATAGACGTTGAAGTATTGACCGTTCTGAACACACTTGACTTCAACAAGTGGTTCCTCCTTACGGATTTCTGCAAACGTTGCTTCGAGATCATCGAAGTCAATGTCTTCATATCCGAGCTTGGCAAGATCACCTTTAAGGAAATCTACTCCACCTTTAATTTCACCCGGAATAGGATCACCATTCTTATCAAGACCGGGAGATGCAGTCATTAGAGAATAGTATCCTTTGTTTTTCTTGCCTGCATCATCGTCATCATCATGAGCAGTGTATTCCACCATTGCAGACATTCCCTTCTCATTCTCGATGAACTGGAAGTCAGTGATGTTGCATGTGTGTTTTCCTACAGACATTCCTACTACGGAACCTTTGCTGGCGTTAAAGGCTGCTGCAAGAGAACCCTTTTTCTTGGGTGCTGGAGCTTCGTTTTCTTCGTGTTGCTTACCGATCATTTTCTTAGCCATTGTGTGTGTTTGTTTGTTTGTTTGTTTTTGTTTTCTTGTAGTGTTACAAGTTTCACTCAGAGTCTTCTTCCTGTTTGGCTTTAGACTTGAGTGAAATTTTTTCCAAATCAGCAGTTGCTTTGGCTGCTGCTTTTGGATCGTTAAAGAATGTCAGCCATTGTTTCCAAGGCTGAGCGGCATCAACGATAAATTTAGGTGGAAGAGTTAGACCTTTGACTCGATTACCTGCAAGTGTATCTTCATCTCCTGCTGTTCGCAACAGACGTTCACCGCGAGGACCAAACTCAGCGTGCAACATTATGTCTGCTTGAGTATGAATGAATTTATGGATACCGCCGGGAAGCGTTGTTTCCTTTTTCGATACGTCGCCTTTCGACAATTTCTTTGTCGAGATTTGAGAATGAGTAATGAATCCCACTCCTCGTCCGGTTCGCAGAATGGCACCGACCATCTGACGGAACGGTGTATTTTGTCCAATGTCATAACCTTTACCGAAATCTCCGCCGCTAGATACATGATCCCAACCATACTTGTGACAATAATAATCGCTACACATTTTTGCAGCCATGTCGGCTGTGTCAAAGATGATGAAGCTAAATTTAGCTGTTGCTTCGAGAATGCTGGAAACTTGCTCCATCGTCATATAACGAACACCCTCTTCATCTTCGGTGACTTCAGGCTTACCTGCCCATTTAGAGATGCCTATTTTGTGAGCTTCTTGAAAGGCGTGTCCTCGTTCAAATGCCAAGAGAAGGCAATCTGGAACGCTACACATAAAGGTTGTTTTTCCCCACTTAGGGGGACCGATCATCAAGTAAACCAGAGAGGCTGGATTAACTTTGCTTTTGGTAGGGGCACTAGGGAGAAGTGCTTCTGCTTCTTTTTTATTCATTTGATTTGTAAGGTTACAAAAGTTCTACGTGCTTATGTTCACGTTCCGTGTATCGGAATCTTTCTGCTTTATCTCCGTGCAAGCACAGAGGGAGGTAAGGACAAACTGAACCGTAGTTAAAACACGATTCCGTGTTTTTATTACGAGTCAAGAGTTCTACTATAGCAGATGCGTTGTCTCCTGTCAAGTAGCGAATGCGATTTATTTTTGGCACAAGAATCAACCTCTCGAAGGTATCAAGAGTGTTCTTATACATCATCAATGGGATACGTTGAAAGTATTCTGCTGGTTCCTGTATCATCTCTGCTCTGATACGAGAAACCAAAGCTACTGTTGATTCTTCTTTCTTTCGTCTCTGCGCAGGCTTCTTAATTGCATCAACCATAAGTGTTTTTGGAATGATTCCCTTAGCTTTTGTGAGCAGCCATGTATAGAACATAAACTGAAATCTAAACTGCCAGCCTTCATAGTTATCTTTGGAGATGGTGCTGCAAGTCTTTGTGTCAACTTGA